TTCTTTTATATCTTTCAGCTCTTGGAGTAGTTTTACCATAAAAAGTTGTGGGTCCTTCCCACGCTCTTCTCATGGATTTTTTCCCAGCAGCTTTACAGTTTTCGTATTCACTCATTTTTTATATCCTGTTCCTTTTTTTCTACTACACCATCTTTTATTCCATGCCCATGCATTAAGTTTGGAACTATAGTGTTCTACAATACTGTAAAAATAATCTATCATTTTTTGATTCATTAAACGCATGGAAGAAGATTAGGTGTACTAATTAAATTTTTTACAACAGCAGTAGTAGTTGTCAATACCTGTTTCCTTAATTTTTCGACCTTTTTTCTTAATACTTTCCTTTTATCTCCATTAGCTTCTTTTTTAAGATCAAGATATAAACGATAGTATTCTATCCATTTTAATTGTCGGTGAGTAAATGTAATGTGTCCTTCTCTGACAGCTCTAAAATATTGTTCTTTAACTATTTGAGGGTCCCATCCTGATTGCCAACATATCCAATTGAAGTCTTGGTTCTCTTTAGTGATCCATTGATGGGCTTCCATTTTATGAATGCTTGATTTTCTATCCGAGTGTAAAATTCGGGTATCTTCTACAGCATTTAATAATACATGACGCCATAATCTCTGTTCAGGGCAATAATGATTTTGAGAAATTAAAGATTCAGCGATTTCAATGCCCATAAGTTTTAATAAGGTTGGTGAATAGGTCACGATAATGGTATTTAACCTCCGGTGCTATGTTTAACCCAGAAGCGACCTGGTATTGTTTTTCCACATCTTCAATCATCCTGTGGATTTGTGCGCCTGACCATTTTTCCTCTCGTGGTACTATCAAAAGATTACGATTATTTTCAAAGATATTCATAGATGAATTATAACTTAGCATCATCATCTTTCCTACTCTTGAGCAGCTTGAGTTTTACTACATTATTAGTATGTTTTTTCTTCGTATGAAATTTATATAGATCATTTGCATCTGTTAGCATTTGTGGATCAAACTCTGGTTTATAACCAAAGCATACTCCATTGTGTAATGCAAACATTACACTTGTGATTTTATCATAATCTGATTTTTTTAAATTGGCCGCAAGGATGACCAGAGCTTTGGTGTACTCAGTGATACCATCCTTCGATTTCGCCATCAATATATCCTTCTACATATCTCATAATATTTAAAAATAATTGATTGTTGATCCGTGGGCCGTGATCTTTGTGTCCTGAACCATCGCAGTGGATGCAAGTTCCAGTATTTATTTGTCCTTTAATATATCCATTCCCTTTACAAAAAGTACAAATCTCATACTTAATTTCTTTCTTATCCATTTTTCACCTTTCTTGCAAGTACATTAGAGATAACTCTGCCATCAGGTAATCTTACCCTATCTTTCCACTTACAATCAATGACATAAGTTTTTTCTGATGTAGCGATTTTAAATTGAATTCCCCAGGGTTTATCTTCCCTCCAATAGTTCTGAAAATCCTTGATTTCTGTGTGTTTATTAAGCTTTTTTGCCATTCTTCTTTCTCATCTACCTCCTTTACAGAACGTATCTAATAAATTTTGTTCTTCTTTTTTTTTTAATTTATTGCGAGTTTCGTTATACTTTTCCCAACTTCCACTTAATTCATCTATTTCTTTTCTTAATTGAACATTAAGTTTTATAAGATCTTGATTAACACCCTTTTTAAAAACCAACCTCCATAGCCAGGAACGGGTAATTGAAACTATTGTAAAAATTGCAGCAATTCCTAAACTGTCAAATATTGAGGGATGTAAATCAAAGAGCGGAAAAATTAGCAACTGTATTAAAATTGCCAGAATAAATCCAGAGCCTACATCAATTAAGCTTTCAATTAAACTTCTCATATACACCTCCTTAATTTATTAGTTTTCGCCATGATATGAATAAAGATTTAATTGCACTTAAACATTCTTCAAATTTTGATTCGGGATCATCTAACTTGATTCGGTTTCGCTCAACCCCATTAACCAACAATACTAATTCTTGAGTCTTATGATAAAACCTAACACAAAATTCATCATATCCTGTTTCTTTAAAAATTTTTAGGTCCTCCAACTTACGATACTCTTCTATGTCTTTTGGAGTCATTACCATTTACTACCCCTTGGTTCCGTTGAGATATTTCTTTCTAAGGGCCTCAACACTTGTCCCTTCCTTCTTAGCTATGTGTTTCATGTAATCATTTACCAACTTAGAAATCATCCCTGCGGGTGCACGGAATTTTTCTTTACACATTCCTTTCAATAGCTTGTAGTCATCTATCTTTACAGCTACGCTTTTCCATTTATTAATGTCCATTTTTATCCTTGTTATTATTGTTTAAGTCGTCTTTCATCTCCTGCAAGCCGGCTAAAACTTGTTTTCTAATTTTTTCAAGTTTATCAACTTGAAGTGTTTTAACTGTTAGTTCGTCATTCGTTGTTCCTAGGTCCGTGTGTAATTGTTTAATTGTACTTCCTGCTTTTCTTAATTGATCCTGGAGATATCCTTTTTGTTTTTGCAGAGCCCCGATTTCTTGTCGCTGTTCGGCCAGCAGCTTTAGAGACTCTGCATGATGTTTTTTTTCTTGAGTTATGTCATTTTCAGTACCCTCCATTTTTTTCTGTAAATTTTTTAATTCTGCTACCATTGGGTCATACATATTAAAATACCCACGCTATAAAGTTGTTTAGTAATGTTGCTGCTGCAACACCAATTATAAATCCAGCTATACCACAAACAATTTCTGTTTTGTAATAGAAAGAGTTCATAGCTAAATCTTTTAAAAATTTTTTAATAGAAAAGTCCATAAATCATATATCCTATAAGTAATAAAAATAATTTTGGACTTAGTAACATACCAAGTGCAAACATTATCATTAACGCGTTTTTAATTTCCCTTTCCATCTTTTTTTCCTTTCTCTAATTTTTGTATTGCTTCATTAATTTTATTTTGATTTATAAAGTCTTCTTTTGGTTTTTGATTTTCTTTATCTAAATGATCTAACAGATCACCCATTTTACCTAGATCCGTATGTGCCTGGTCTATTATTTTTTTTGGAGTTTTTGGATTCTGTAAAAACTTTGCAATTATTAAAAGAGTTTCCTTGAATGTAGGAATCTTTTTACCACACGCATAACAACCGTATTTATTTTCCATTTCCTTCCCTTCTTGTTGCCAATTCATCATACATTAAATCATTAGCTAGTGTGGTATGAATCGGATTTATTTCTTTGTTCTCTTTTGTTGTAATTTTTAATTCTTTAAGACTATCTTTATAGTCATCAAATCTAATTGAATCCTCCAATGGAGTACCATCAGCATCATGAGAAGGTATCCTACTTAATTGTTCATCTACCTGTTCTATGATATTATGCCATAAAGAACTTTTACTTTTTATTTTCATAGTTCTTATATATATGGGAGATAATATAAAGTCAAGATGAAATTTGTCCTGAGCATGATTATTTGTAGCTCTGTTTATCAGCAGTGTTTACCCCCTCATCCAATGCCTGATTTATACAACTCTCACTATGAGTGTCTGATTTCAGGGTATAATGAGTCCATTAAAAAAGCTAAGGAAATAGGGCCTCAAGAAGTTAATAAATATGGTACTATTATCAAATTCATGTGTATTGATGAAGCCCTTATATTACCTAAACCTAAACCAGGCACAGAAACCTAATTGACATTATGGCAGAATTTTGGTAGCGCTAGGCTATGAAAGAGGCTGTTATGTATGTGCTATTTGGAAGTATGTGTTGGGCCGTGGAAAGTGGTCCAGGCTTAATAGGTGGAGAAAAATGCAGTAATATCTACGAATATGAGAAATCACGCCATACAAGCCTTGAGAGCTGTCTTCACAGAGCTGACTACCTTGGTACCCAAATACAGCTAAATCTTAAAAATAGAGGGTCCTACGCCACAGAAATGACTATTAATTGTATTCCTTCAGACTATTCTATGACCCACAGCATAGCATGGAAATAGTATTGACAAACAACCCTACGGTGTCTTATATTAACTTATGAAGCTATATCGCATCCAAGCTTTCGTATATGGCTCCTATTTAAATGGGAATGTGGAAGCTCCGGACGATAAAGCTGCTCTGTTAAAGTTTGCAGAGCTTGTTGAACAAGGACATATTAAAGTAGATACTTCGAACGAACAAAGTTTAAAAGGATTCTACGCAGATAAAGGTGTCCGGCTAACGTACGAGGAGTTTACCAATGGCGTTACAAATGATGGTACAAGAGAAGCTAAACTTAGAGCACAAATGGGCTCGGTTGGCTACTACGGGTCAACAGGACGAGATGAAAGTGGCCTCATTTCGAATAAAAGACCTGAAGACACAGATAGAAATTAAAGTGGAACAGGAACAGAAACCTAGTATAGCTAGTTAGATACAGGGGCTACTTTAATTCCTTCCTTAAAAAGGGGTAAAACCTTAAGGGTATACTCGCGCATATCTTTTTCAAACAAGAATGACATATCACATATATCCGGGTGTTTCTCATCACACTTACCATTTAAAGCTTTTAAAAAATTTTCTTCATCAGCGTTTTTTGCTCTATAAACTAAAGCATACTCACCTATTTTTTTAAAATATTTTAATCGCTTTGCACCATCTATTAATAAATTATTTTCATCTATTACTATTGGATTTAGCATTCCATTTTTTTTAAAATGTTTTTCTTCTTCTTCATCAACAGTAATTTCTACAGTAGGAACCATAGTAATTTTGTCAAAGGCTATGTGAACTAATCTAGTTTTAAACAATTGATACCAGGGGTGAACCGTGGTCGTTGATCCTTGAGTCGTGGTTAATAATTCAGCCATTGGCTACCTCGTGAAATTTAAGTTGTCTTCTTTTAGATAGGTAAGGTAACATTGTTCTTAAAATATCTAAAGCTTTTTCTTTCTTAGTTACTCTCCAGCTGTACATTAATTTATGTTTAGGGTCTTTTGGCTGCCTAGAATAGATAGCTCCCGTTTTAAAAAAAGTTAAAAATCTTAATACTATATCTCCATCGGACATATCTACTGCCACTCTTAATTGTTTTGTTTTATTCTTCCCCTTTGACCATATTCCAAAGGTTCCTTCTCCATCAAATACACCAGCTAAATATCCTAATTCATCATTTGGCATTTCCCCAGGAATCTCCTAATTTTTTATCTACCACAAAGGGTACTTTAAATTCGATACATCCTTCCATTATTTTCTTGATTTCTTCTGCCATTGATTCGTCTTTCACATTAAAACATAGTTCATCATGGATCTGTAAGATAGGTAGAAAGCCTGCGTCTGCACATGCTAACATTGCCTGTTTAGTTTGATCGGCTGATGATCCTTGTATTAATCTATTTAAGGCCTTATAGGTATAAGCCCTTTTAATATTGTCTCTTCCATACTTAGCGACTGCATTATCAAATGTTTCTGCAGTATGTAAGCCGAAGTCTCGAGGCTCCCACATATTGAACCTACACTTTCGACCTTTTTTAGTTCTAATAATACCTTTCTCACTTGCGGTTTGCATACATCTATCGGATAATAGCTTCACAAATGGAACTTTATTGTTATATTTTGATATTAGCTGTGTTGCTTCTTCTTTTGATAATCCAAGAGAATTAGCTAGTTTATTCTTACCCATTCCATACATTAAACCTAATCCAATAGTCTTAGCTTGAGATCTTTCAATCCCTACTAAATCAGCTACAGTTTGGTGAAAGTCTGCACTAGCTTCATGATAAGCCTGGACTAATTCATTACTTCCTTCATAGCCGTCCCCTATAGATGCTGCATAGTGAACCGTCATTCGTGGTTCTTGCTGCGAATAATCAAGGCTGCCCCACTTACATCCCTCTTCAGGAACAAATAAAGATCTAATCATAGGTCCAAACTCTTTGTTCCTAGCTGGAACCTGCTGCAGGTTAGGATGAGACATTGATAGTCTCCCCGACACAGTTCCGCCATTATCTGATCTCAGTTGATTTATTTCACCGTGTATTCTTCCATCGACCTGGTACTTCATGATAGAAGATAAGAAGGTATTATGAAATTTATTTATTTCTCTTGCCTTAACAATTAACTTCGCAATTTTATGTTTACAGTTGAACAACCAGTTTTGGGTAAATGATGGCTCGTTTGTTTTTGCAGTCCTTGGGTACTCTATCTTCAACTTATCAAAAGCTATGGCAATCTGGCGTGCTGCCCAAATGTCTATGTCTGTTCCTGATTCTTTTTTTATTGCCATCAACAATTCTTTTTCTTGGTGTCGCATTTTTGTTTGTAGTTGTTGAGCTAATTCCACTTGTACTCTTACCCCTCGTTGACGCATTTTTATAAGCACTGGTAATAAGTTAGACTCTAATTCCCATACTGTTCCTAGACTTTGATGAACAATTTCTTTTTTAAGTTGTTGCCACAGAAGGAACGTGAGTCGTGCATCTTGTTCAGCGTAAAATCCAACATGCTCCGCAGGTAACTTCCACATCTCGGCTTTGGGATCTACACCATGATCTTTAGCTGCTAAGATTAAATCTGTTTCTGCTTTAATCTCCCCCAGGTAATCTTTAGATAAAGCATTTAAAGAATAAGAGAATCTATTTTCATCAACGATAGCTGCAGCTACCATCGTATCAATTATCTCTCCATTAATTTTATAACCTTCCTTTTCTAACCAACCTACATCGTACTGAGCATTATGAAAAATTTTAGTGCAAGGTAAAGCACAAACATCTTTCATATATTTTTGTACTTGTTCCGGTATCATGTTACCCCCGCCGAAATGTTTAAAGGGATAGTATCCTTGCCAACCTTCAGTAGCTACTGCAAAACCTATAATGTTTCCATTACCTGTAGCCCATCCTGCCCCCAGGCCAGATGAGATGCCATCGTCTCTAGTTTCTAAATCAATTGCTATTTCTTTTGCCTGTGAAAGATCTTTATATTCTGCAGGACAAGACCAAATATGTTTTTTAAAGTTCATTGATAATTGTAAACTCATGCGTAGTCTCTCTCTTTAATTATTTCTAGGCAATGAATTGCTTTATCAATGCTTTTTTCTTTTCCTTTAAGCCTATGTCTACAAATATATTTAATAGCTTCTCCTTCCGCCCATTCCAAATGATTTTCTGAAATGAATTGGGCTGGTTCAATTTTAAATCCTTTATAATGAGTTCCATCTACTTGTTTATGTAGACTTGCGTAAGTAGTTTCCTTAAAGAGGTCTTTGTCCGTCATCCTTTTTCTCCTTCCTATGCAATCTTATCTGAGCTTCTTCTGTTATTTTTAATATATCTTTCCACCCAGTTTCTTTTTTAATTTTCTTTATCATATTTTTTAAGTCTTGATAATACTGTTTATCTGGTTTGTTCTTGAACATAAACTAAATAATCTGCTCCCAATGGATAGTTATATTTGTAATCCGTTGTTAACAAATGAATCGTATCTCTAGCACGAGTTGCACCTGTATACCAGACTTTTTTTTCATCAATTTTTTCTTGTTTTGTTTTCCTTTTAAAGTTGGATGGAAAATTTCCTTTTCCATATAAGACAACGTGATTAGCCTCTCCCCCTTTTACTGAATGAATTGTATCAATAATAATCTGGGGGTCTTCATCGAGTTGTTTTTGACCATACCGACGAAGGAGTCTTAAAAAATAAATAATTTGTCGTGGAGTAAAATTTCTTCTTAAAATCCACCACCATTGTTTCTGCTGCGCTTCATCAGGTAGATCTAATCCACACCATTCTTTTAAATCTTTAAAATTATACTCTTTAAAATCAGGTTCATTAATCCAAAATTTAGTAGCTCTGTAGTCTGAACTTTTAAGTTCTCTAATATACTTATACATTTTTTCTGCTTGACGTTTATCTATTTTTTTACCGGAAGATATTCTGGTCCAAGCTTTAATGGCTTCCCATTGAGAGGGATCAAAACATTTATTATTATCATTATCTGAATAATATAATCCTGCATCTTTGGCTACCATTCTTAATTCATTTACTGTGCTATTAATTCTTCCTAAGATGTACCAAGTTCCTTCTAATTGAGAAAAAGGAATCTCCTTAAAATTTAAATATCTTTTTACAAATCCTTTTTTATCTACATGTTCGTAATCTTTTTCTTCACTATCTAATATACCTCTTCGAATAATTTGGGAGAAATGATGAACTGCTTCTCCAAATCTTTTTGTCTTTCTTAATTTAACTTTTCGTCCTGGAAAGAAAGTTGTAAAATATTTAGGATCAGCACCATTCCATTTATATATTCCTTGGTCATCATCTCCTGCTAAATAAATTCTATCTATCTTATCTGCCATTTTGTAAATGACAGACCATTGTAATGGAGTACAATCCTGAGCTTCATCCAGTATTAATATTTTAAGGGGTGGAAAATTTACTTCATCAATTGCTCTTTCAATCATATCATCAAAATCTATAAAGGATCTTTCCCCTCCAGACTTCTTATAATTTTCATAAGTTTTTATTTTTCTTATAAATACATCTAATGAATCTCTTTTGTATGATTCTCTTTTATAGATGTCAGTTGGGTTGGCTAACATATTTCGGGCTTTACTATAAATAGATAAAGACCAATCCTTATAAGTAAAATTATCATCAGCTAATCTTTTATCACTACTCTTAACAATTTTAGTTTGTAATGCATAATCAATCATACAATCTTTAGGATCAAAAACTTCCTCTTCAAAATATCTTCTGCAATATTTGTGAAGTGTTTTAAATCTTTCAAAATCGTTAGTGTTGTATTTAGGAAAAGCTTTTACTGCTCTTTCCACCGCCGTGTTAACTGCTTTATTAGTAAAAGAAATAAAAGCTATTTCATTTGGATTAACACCTTTTTTTAAATGTCGTTTAAGTACTCTTTCAATAAGTGTGTGGGTTTTACCTGTGCCTGGGGGTCCAAAAATTTTAATCGTTTTGTGGTATAGGCTTTTTAGATTCTGTAGTTCTGAATTTTCCGGTATGGAATTCATCGTCTAGCTCCGTTGTGGTTTTCTTCTTTGTGGTTTGTTTTATCTTAACATGGTTTACAAACTCAGGCATGGTTACATACCATACATTTTGTACCCCTTCAAAATAGTCATGTCTTTGGCAGCCTAATAATTGAAAAGCCTCCATAGTATTTTTAAATTTTTTATTTCCTGGACGCGATAACCAATTATTAAGTGTACTTCTTTTGAAATAACACATATTAGTTTTAGAATCTAAAACTACATATCCATCTTTAAGTTTTTCAAAATCATCTTGTTCAATTGTTTGTTCAAAAAAAGCTTTTAGCACATCATATTTTTCTTCTTCAATAGTATCTGTATATTTAGCTTGCTCATTTTCAATGGCTCTTTTAGTAAGTTCTTGTAACATTAACTCAAACAAGGAGGGACCTTTTCTTTGTCTTGGAAGAGTCATCCAATATAATCCATACTTTAATAATTTAATTCTCCAACATTTCTCATCTCGCATGTCTTCGGGTTCCACCGTGATCCGTTGTTCTTTGTAAGTGAAACTAAAATAAATAGTTTTAGAATCTCGTGTATAAATAATATCTTCGAACTCATCCATAATGTCAGGAACCTGCGGTCCTATCCCTAGCTTACGAAGTTTACATAAGTCTTTATTACAAATAGGTGTTAACTCATTATGTTTAGGAGGACATTTATAATGATAGCTACTTTGCTTAACTGATTTAGCTACAGCTTTAGCCTCATTAATACTTAAAGGTTTAAGAAAGCATTGTTTGTTTCTTTGAACAGCTATTTCTTGGAAAGTTTTAAGATCTAGATTACCATCTGTTTTTTTATTTTCCAAAATCATTACATTAAATAAGAAATTATTACGATTGTTAGATGGCCAAGGTTCTGTTATAAGTTTCTGAACACAAGGAGGATAGTGCTGCCAATCAGCTTCAGGTTCATATGCATTTGTTTTTAAGTTGTATAATTCCTTTACTGTTAGTCTTCGTTGTTCTGCTAGATCTAAAAAGGCTCCTATCATCAACGGATTTGAGTTATCATCAAATGCAAATTCTACTGTTGCGTTCATTTTGTAGTATGGCATTGTTACTGCTTTATTCATTGGGAATACTTCATTAGCCATAAAAAAAGTATCATTCCATTCATCAAGTTTTTTACGGACATCCTCTACCGATGCCCAATCTTTTAAAAATAAAAATAAATGTAATCCTCCAGATTTAGATTTAACTGGAATTAAGGGAAGTTGATACTCTTTTATAATATCAACATATTTTTTTTGAGAATAATTTTTATAGGTAGCAGGGTCTACATCAATACAACCCCATTTAACTTTATCGTTGTTTTCTGGACGGAGGCCCATACGAGTTACTCCGTCCAAATGGGATTGCCAAACCTTTTTCGTCACAGGTTCGTGAACCGTGCGATATTCAGCTTGGCGCTTCCCTCGTTCATCGACTTCCCCTGTCAGGGAAGTCGTAATGAACTTGTCAGGATCCCCTTCAAAAAGATCTACTAACCGTTGGAGCATCTTTAGAACGGTGTAGCAGTTTTCTTAGTTTCCTGATTTATATCCGTTGACGAATAATCAACCTTACCAAAGATATCCATTGCTTTCGCGGTGTTATAAAACTCGCGAGTAATCTCAAGAGACTTAGCATGTTTTTCAGTAGTTAAAAAGTCGTTAAACTCTACTACCCATCCATACCAATGGTTTTGAGAATTGGATTCCTTAGTAGTTGTCAACTTATAAGTAGTCGCCCATGTAGGCGGTCTAAAGAAACCTTTAGCACCTTTCATTCGACGAGTTTGCATCATCGAATTCCAAGTTTTAGATTTCTTCTTTTGAGTTGACTTCATGCTAATTAATGCCTGCTCTTGAGGAATATAATCTTTATCTAAGATAAAGACAAAATGATTCCCTGTGTCTTCGACATAATTACCATTAGGTAGCCTATCCTTATTATCATCACCTCTATTAGTGTCTGACATAATCGCTGGATCGGTATGTATTTTTACAGGTCGTCCAGGACTGTCGCCTCTGTCTTTCCACTCATTGAAAGTGTTGATATATAAACAAGGAACAACAATGATACCTTCTTTTCCTTTCCACAGATTACCTGTAACTTCATTGTAGATATCGCCTTGTTTGGCTGTCTCAATATACTTACCATCATCTTCGTTTAATACCGGAGAGTTGGCATAAAGTATTTTGAGTATTGGAAGCTTAGTGTCTCGAGCTGTTATAAACTCTTGACCCTCGCCAGCGGATCCTTCCAAATCTATTGCTTGTGGCAAGTTTTGCTTTTTTTTCTCTAACTCTTTAGCTTGAGCCGTGTTTGCTTGTTGCATTATTCCTCCTTCGTGGTTAGTTTAGTTTTACTAGCAACATACACACCGAAAACATCAGATGGAACATTCTTACCTTCTTGAATTTGTTCTTTTACAAACGCCTTCAAAGTCATAGGCTCCACCTTTTCGGCCTGTTTAACGTTGTGGCCTTTATCTCTTAACTCCGCAACAAGAGATTTAGCTTCATTATCTTGTTTACGTTGAAAAGTGACCATAACATTATTTTTTATTAAATCCCCATGACCATTATCTCGAAGCCAAGTAAAGGCTTCTTCGGTTCTGGATATAGGAATTCTTGCAGAGTAGAATGGTTTAACTTCTACCCTTGTACCATCATTAAGTTTAATTAATGTAGTACCTGCTTTGTGCATTAAGTCTGGAATAGTTTGCTCAGAAAGAGTAGTTTCAGTATTTTTTAACCATTTAAGTTTTTCTTCAAACGCTGATATTTCATTCTGAGTTTCCAATAACTTATTGCAAGACTTAGCGATGTCTATTGTCATCGCTGTATCAACCTTTATGGTTGACTCTGCTTCTAAGTCCATAAGATCCTCCTTTTCCCATCTTCATACAAAATCTCATTGACGAAAGCAAGAAAAAAATATAAAAATTTTTTATGCAAAAATATGCATATAAAACTAATCCCTACGAACATCAAAGAATTGCTTTAAATCAAGGAGCCCTTCTTAAAAACTATGCTTATTTTATGGAAATGGGTACAGGTAAAACAAAAGTAGCTATAGATAATGCATCCTATTTATGGCAAATTAAAGAAATTACAGAATGTGTAGTTATTGCACCTAATTCCGTTTATACCAATTGGGTCCAAGAAATATTAACTCATTGTCCCCTTACTACTAATGTGTGGTGTTGGAAAATTGATAAAGATAAAAAATTAGTTAAATTTGATAAAGAAAACAAACTTTCCTTTATTTTAATGAATGTTGAGGCTTTGTCTCATAAATCTGGACAAAAATGGTTGCAAAATAGAATCAATCTAAATGGAAAATCAATGATGATGATTATTGACGAAAGCACAACCATAAAAAACCCAACAGCACTACGCACCAAAGCAATCTGTAAATTAGGTACAGCGGTAAAATACCGAAGAATATTAACGGGATCGCCAATAACAAAGTCTCCATTAGACCTTTATACTCAATGTGCCTTTTTAAGTAAAGCATTATTAGGGTTTGAATCTTTCTATACATTCAGAGCTAGATATGCCGTGATGCACCAAATACAAATGGGAGGTAATCAAATATTAGTTCCTAAATACTATACAAATTTAGATGAATTAGAATGGAAATTAAAATCATTTTCTTACAGAGTTAAAAAAGATGAGTGCCTAGATCTGCCACCTAAATTGTATCAACAGCGGCAAGTTAATTTATCTACAGAACAAGCAACAGTTTATAATCGGTTAAAGAAAAGAGCTAGAGCCATCATTGAAGATAAAACCGTTAGTTTTAATAATAAGTTGACAGAAATATTAAGACTACATCAGGTATGCCAGGGATTCTTAAAAACAGATGAGGGCACAATTCATGAATTTAAAAATAATCCTAAATTAAAAGAATTAATGGCTGTGTTAGAAGAAAGTGATGGGAAGGTTATTATATGGGCTAACTATGTGTATAATATAAAACAAATTAAAGCAGCCCTGGAGGAACGCTATGGAAAAAATTCAGTGGTTTCGATATTCGGAGAAGTTGATGTCGAAGGTCGTAAAAATGCTGTTAATAACTTTCAGCGTAGTGACAGATGTCAGTTCCTTGTTGGTAATCCTGCTACTGGTGGTTATGGTCTCACCCTTACTGCTGCTCGGTATGTTGTATATTTCAGTAATTCTTACAATCTTGAGGTACGGTGGCAAAGTGAAGACCGCGCACATCGTATTGGCCAAAAAGATAAAGTCACTTATATCGACTTAATGGTACCCGAATCATTAGATGTGATGATTATGTCTGCTCTTGATAGAAAGATTAAATTAAGTGCTCAAACTCTTGGAGAAGAAGCAAAGCGATTTTTGTCGTAAGGAAAAAATTGTCGCGGCTAGAATTAAACCTGTCACACAGTCGTCCTTCTAGAATTCAATAAAAATATTTTTTCTTAAAATTTTTAAAAACTCAATTTGGTATAATAGGGAAATATAAAAAAAGGAGCACGAATGACGTTTGAATGGAAACATCCGAAATACTATAAAGAGTTAGTCAGAATAAGAAAGGAAGAAGAAGAAAAAGAAAAAGCTAAAGAAGAAAGAGATGGGAAACAATGGGAGGAGAAGTTTGAATTGGAAAAAATTTAAGCCCCTTCTTTCTTCAATTGATCATAGCGATCCACGCGTTCAAGCCAAAGATTTTCATATTGATTTAAAAATGCATTGTCCATTTTAAATTCTTGATACAATCCATCTTTAGTACAAATACAAATTAAGCCCTGGTTAATAGGACCATACTGTTCTTTATGTGCTAGAGAATAAGCAGCTATTTGATAATAATAATCTATAACATACTCTTCTCGTTTTGGGCGATTTGACTGCTTGAAGTCAATGATAGTAGGAATATTATTATATTCTCCCACTGCATCAGTTGCTCCTGCCCATCTATCTTTGTAGGCTAAGTTAACTTCATTACCATAAATAATTTTTAAAGGTCCTAGGTTATTTATTATTTCGTGAGCCATGAGTCGTGCTTGTGCTCCATCTGCAGAAAGGTTTAAGTAGCCATCCCCGTTAAGATATTGTTCAAGAACATAATGCATTTCAGTTCCTCTAGTGGCTGCTTGCTTAGTAATTCTAGCAGCTTCCTGGTAGCCTACTCTTTCTCTCCATTTGTCTAGGGATTTTTTCTTTTCTTCTGATTGAGTAGCGCTTAAGATTGTAGTAACGCTGGGAACCTTCTTGTCTTTAACTGCATAGGTTCGTGGGCCGTGATCATCGTCACGTTTATAGGATTCGTATTGATATTTATTCAGACGTCTAAAGTCTTTAATAATAAACTTTTCTTTTTCCTTTATAAGTAACACACTTACTTTTATAAAACTCTAAAGAGTAATGCAACAAGTATTCCTAGCATAGAAGTTAATAAAAAGCCTGAAGTTCCTATTATAATTTTTTCAATTCTGTTTACATCTCTTCTTAGGGCTTCAACTTTATCGTGTGTTTGTTTTTGCATAATTCTACAGAGCTTTTCGTGATCCGTGATTCGTTGGTGTGCTAACTCGTCTACTTTTTTAGGCATTTTTTGTAGCTATTCCTTGACCTAAACTATCTTGTGGCCACAATGATTGATATTGTGCAGCTCTATTGCCTTGTCCCTGTGGAATGTTTGCAAAGGATCCACCCATAGGATCAGGACCAGTAACTTGCTGTCCTGTAGTTTGTTGAGGAGGTGTAGAGCCACCGGCCATTGTTGTTCTATCGTTATTAGTTGCTTGCATTTCTTTTTCTAATCCGTTTCTTACACCCATTAAAAAGTTATCTCCTGCAGCTAACACAGATGTAGAAGATTTAGATAATGCATTCTCAAGATTATAAGATCGTTGTTTTACAGAAGAGATTAATGCATTCTTATTCCACACTGGAGCGGGTACTTTTTCGGGAGATGTATTTAAATAATTTTGTATCTCTTCAAAATCTATTTTATTTGAATTAACTTTTGGCATATCTTTATCTTCATCTGCCATAGCATTCCACCACTTAGCAAATAAACTTCTTAAAGTTTTTCCTCCTTCAACTGAAGGATTAAATAACATTCTACTTACTCCTTCTCCTCCAATTTTTTGATCTATTCTTTCCATCTCAGTAAATAAATCATAAGTTCTTTTTAAAGCAGCCGGGTCCCCTAGCCATCCTCCAATGTGTCTTCCTAAAAGAATTAAAGCAGCAGATCCTGCGATACCTCCGAAGCCTCCCCCTACAGAACCCATAAGTAATGTTCCTCTAGCTACTCCTTGTCCTAAACTCATTCCACCAGCAGCTCCTAGGGTTAGTTTTCTTTGTACGAATACAGAAGGATCAGCAATTCCTACCTCTGCTTCTCTTCTCATTATTTTAATCATTGTTTCTAAATGATCTAAAGCTTGTTCGCCCCCTTTTCCTCCGCCATACATTTGAATTAATTTATTCTTGGCTGCTGCAATCTCTGTATCAGCTCCAGTTAATCCTAAGTTTTTAGCAAATTGTTCTACATTAAATCCTTGTACTTCATTCGCTCCTACTTTTAATGCTTTCCAAGGCTTGTCTCCTATACCAGATTGTAAAAGTTTATCTGGGTTAATTCCTTTTAACCATGTATCAGAAACAAATTCATCATTAATTTCATCAATGTATCTTCGGTTCATAATACCGCTAGATTTCGCTTCTTCTAATAAACTAAATAAACTTCTTTCTTCTAAAGCTCTTGGTGCATATTTAAAAGAACTTTTAAATGCATCGTAGATATATAGTTCTCTAAATCTATCAAACATTTCAGTACCTGTTTTGTTTTTACCATAGCCCATTAAAGTTTTTAAATCTTGTATAGCCATAGGACTTTTAGATCTAAACACAGATCGAATAGCCTTGTCCCACATTTCATCAGGATTAATTGTGGCTCTACCGGTAATGCCTACTAAACCTAAGTTAGTAAATATTTCTGAATCTACTTTACGTATACTTTTTGCAGTTGTAGAGTAGTAAGGCATAATAGAATTATGGAAAAAACTATTAGCTTCTAGTTGAGCTTTTTGTACTTCATCAATTCCTTTCATAATCTTACCAATGTATTGTTCTCCTGCTTCTGCTCCGCCTTGTGCTACTATACTGTCATAAGATTTTTTAACCGCGTTAGTTTTTAATAATTCTTGCATTGGGTTTCCACCACCAATAGATGCCCAGTCTTTTTCTAAAGCAGTTCTTAAAGCTTGAACAAAACTTCTAGGGTCTTCTAGTTTGGTACTAGGTAAAACTTTAGTTAACATTTTTTGTAAACCTATAGCCTGTTGGGCAGTGATATTACCATCGTTTTGTGTTAACCATTTTAATTCTTTTATAAAAGCTACTAATGGATCATCAAATTCTGTTACCGGAGACTGTGCTCCTACTCTAGCAGTTAAACCTTGCATCTCTCCATACAAGTTAGGGTATTGAGCTTGTAATCTTTTTAATACTTCATCTGCCCATACTCCAACGTGTTTAGTGGGAACAATTTTTAAATCTTCTAAGCCATGATACTTAGTAGCGTCTAATACTTTTTCATATTTAGTAGAAATAACATTAAACATTTCTTGAAAGTTTTTTCTAAATTGAGGAACTGATCCCAGTGCTAACAGTTGAGCATGTGACATAGGAACAGATGCATTAATATTATTTAAATAATTATTATAGAATTGAACTTCTAAATTGTTTCTAAATCTTTGACGCTTACCTGCTATCCAGGGAAATACTCCAACTGATTTATTAAATTGTCTAACAAATCCAGCAAAGGCTCCGTGGTTTTCATTCATGACTGCTGATAAATTAGTATCATAACCATACTTGTATGCATTCGTTGCAATAATTTCTGCTTGCTTACCTTGCATACCTAAAATTCCTTTAGTCCATCTTCCTATTCCCCCTAACAAAGGCATTAATAAAAAGCCACCGGCATTAAATAGCATTGCATTCGACATAGCTTTATTTGCGTGAACAATCTCTTGCTCTACAGGCGAAAGTTTATCTATCTCATTTTCACTTACTCTAGCTAAATCTTCATGTGTTGCTCCACCTGTATCAGTAAGTGCTTCAGCAACTCCATAGGTAATAGATCCCATTCCAGCTCCTGCCATACCAAGACCTTGGGATTTTAATTCTGTTTGTAACAATTGGCTTGGGCCGTAAAACATTTGACCGCCTTTAGCACCTAATCCATACTTAACTTGCTTTGTTGCTTTATCAATTCCTCTAGCAACTCTATTCCATACTGCTGCAGTTCTTGGAAGTAGGCCTATCGCTTTCTCTCCAATACCTATCACTCTACCTGCTGGGGTTCGTCGCATTAGTTTAGATGCAAGGTTAGACATTTTGTAAGCGTTGTTGCCTAGATTAACTAATCCATAGTTCGCTCTGCCTCCTGATGCAATAAATGCCTGGGCTATTTTATTTCTATCCTGAATGTAGGGCATTAAACTTCCAGCGACATCTCCTACTAATTCAAAGTCTAATCTTTTTAATCCTGTGGCAGCTTCAAAAGGTCTAAGCTGTTGTTCTTTTTCTTTAGCTAACGTTTGTGCTGCAGCTCCTTGCTCTTCCATCATAGCACCTACATTAGGGTAGCCTTTTAAGATTCCAGTTTGGAAAGCTTTATCTAATCCCATTAGTTGTTCTCTATTTAAAGTAGAAACATCTATTGCATTATTATCTATTGCTTTTTGTAATTGAGGTATGGATGCCATTATGCCCCCGGTATTGGAATTGATTCTAGAGCGCCTATTACTTGTTCTTCGTTCTGTGCTTGAACTTGGTTACCAATTTTCCATTGATTAATATATGGAATAACGACAAAGGATTCTAAGAACGCACTATTGCCTCCAGATTCTAGATAATTATTAGCATCACTATTAAAGTTTCCAATTAGCTGTGCTTGAAGCGCTCTGTATGCAGATTTAATTGTTTTAGCAGTAACGTTTTGGTTTTTAAATGGTCTAGGAATTATACCTAATGCACCTGTTCTTTCAGCTGCTGCTTCAATATCCCATTTAGTTAAACGGTCTTCATGTTTGTTAGCGTTTGCAATAATATATTTTAATCTTGTTTCAATTAAAGCTACCTGCATCAGCTGGTCCAGTTGTTGTTGAGTTAAATCTTTATCATTATAATGATCCATTACTTCTTTTCGAGTTGCCTCAATATCTTTTCGATATTCCCTTTGGATCCATTCTGCGTGGGTCATTGTTTCACCGCCTACACCAAATTTTCCACCTACTTTTACTGTGTCTGTCTCTAAATTGTCAGCAGCTAAAATTGTACTATCAATATAATTACCCATACTCATTCCTTGGGTGTATTTATTCTCGTAAGATTGGTAGTTATCAATAGCTCCTTTGTAATCTTCTGTAATTAGTTTCCATCCCCCTTTGTAACCTAGGACTTCATCAGGAGCGCTTAAGACATAATTTACATATTGTAATCCAGTTGCAGCACTACTTAATTTGGTTCTCATTTTATGTTGAGTTGTACCTGAAATTTCCAAACTTCGTGGATTTTCACCTTGGAAAGGAGGCCAGCTTATCGTACCGTCAGGGTTTTGCTTTTGCATTACCCATTGACCATTTTCATCTTCCCTAATTTCGAGTACTCGTTTACCATATAAAGCATTAGGATCATCAACCATGACATGTTTAACATCTCCTACTACTTTTTGTGGACCTAATTTATTTTCTTCTTGAGCTTTTAAGAAAGCAATAGCTAAGTCTTTATCAAATGCTCTTTGAGATTGGTTTAATGCAATAGCTGTATCGGTTACTGGACCTGTAGATTGTCCTACGACATCTAAGAATCCTTTTAATCCTTTTTCTCCAGACTTATTGGACATCATTCCAGATGCTAGTTTCATTAGTAATAAATCTCTATCATTACCTTGAGCCCCTGTTAGATCAGTAATTTGGTTTCTAAATTTTAAAAACTTATCTTTAGTTCCAAGATCTGCACTATTAAATTCTTCTTTTAAAACTTTAGCTTGTGTCTCTGCATCTTTAAGTTTTTGTGCTTCTAATATTGCGGCTTCATCTTCATTAAGAGATGGTCCTCCCGCTGGTGGAATAGTCTCAGCAGTTAGAATATTCATTTCATTAGGATTATTTCTATCGTAATCTCCTTCTACCCCTGTTTGTCCTTCTCTTACTGCAAAATCTGTTTGCCAAATCTGTACTGCTTTGTCCACATGCTCTTGAGTAATCTCGTTAGCTCCCGCTTCGATTGCTACTTTCTGAGCAATGTTCATAATTAAATTTTGTTCATCATCACCTAGTTGGGCTCCTTCGCCTTCTCCTCTATACCATGCGGTACCAGCTCCACCTAAACCTAGAGGCACTGTCCATTTTGCTTGTTTATCTAATATTTTTTTTATTCCTCCTGCTCTTTTAAATGTTTTTTTAGCTTTAGATCCTTTAGTTGCAAGCTGTAATCCTTTAGCTGCCCAAGCTCCACCGAAAGGTATTAAAGATGCTTCGAAAGCTGCACTTCCATAGTCACCTTTTCTTGCAGCATCTACAGCATAGATAGCACTCGTTCCTCCAAATCCTAAACCAGCTAAACCTTTAGCAGTTCCATATTTTTTAGGATGTCTCATCATGTGTCTAGATATAGGTTTACCTATCGTTGATTGATAGAAACTAGGTGGACCTTTACCTGTTCGTGTAAAAGGAAGAGTGCCCTTCCATGTAGGACCTTTGCCTGCCTTCTCTGCTGCTTTTGTAGCGGCTCGAGCTGCTTTATAGGTTCCATAAGCATATTTACCACCTTTTACAAGGCTCTGAATTCCGACTTGTCCTGCTTTCAAATATTTACCTGGACTAGCTAGCCACCATGCCGCTTTTAGTGGATTGATTTTATAGGGATTTGATGCTGTTCCTTTTGCAAAAGAGGCACCTGGGATTCGTAATCCCTCTGGAGGTGTACCTGTTTGATATTTAGGAATTTGATTATGTTTAATTTGGGCTGCGTGCCTGAACATTTTTCGGTTTAAGACTGGATCATTCATCTCTCACCTCTACCTTTGAACTGTAATATTGCTTGCTGGTCTGTTTACCATGTTGTAAGCAGCATAAGCTCCAATACCTGCACCCGCAGCTTGAGCTAAAGGATTAACTCCTGGACCTGTGGTTGCTGTAATCTGACTAGCTGATGTTGGAAGGTTGGTCATCATACCTTTCATGAATTCCATTCTTTGATACGGCTCGTAAGCTCTCGCCATTTGTGTTTGTCTTTGTGCACCTAAAGCTTGTTGTGCTAATTGTTGTTGTATTCCTCCTGCTTGAAGTTGACTCTGAAGATCTGCTTGTTGCATTTGTTGTGCTTGTGCTCCTGCTACTCCATATTGTTGAGCAGCCTGCATCCCTGTAGTCACTCCTAATCTTTGTTGTGCTTGAGCTGCACCTAAAGCTTGGCCATATATACCTGCCTGCATTTGTCCAATTTGTCCTAGTCGTGCTCTATCCAATTCGGCTGATGCTACTCCTTGTCTTGCTCCCCCAAAAGCTCCCGCTTGAACCGCTTCGGCACCTAGTTGATTTTGTCTCATTTGAGACTGTCTGTTGATTTCATCTGTAACATGTTGCGAATATGGATTCATAAAAGAAGCAATACTTCCTGCTCCTGTTGCAGGTAAACCGCCCGCTAAAGTTTGAGCGCCTCCAATAGCTCCTATTCCTGATGCTAATTGAGGAAGTCCTACTCCTGTAGTTCCCGCATCTGTAAATGCATCTTGTTGTAATTGAGAAGGCTTAGCTGTTTGATAGGCAGGTAAACTGATTGGAGTTTTTGCTAAGTTTAAAGCTTCATCATAGAGTGCTAGTTTACGCGACTCTACTCCTGGTGCTTCTCTTGCAATGTTTGTTTGTGTGCCGGTTGTGGAGCCGCCGCCTCCGCCGCCTCCGCCTCCGCCGCCCCAGCCAAAGAAACTCATATTAACTCCTTAACAAAGTGATAATGTTTTACTTTCCAACCGTGCGGAATAACACTTTTTAAATATCCCGGACGACCTTGAACGCTGATTCGTTTACAGCCATTCAATTTACCCATCTCTTCGATGGTTTTAATAATTTTATCTACCCATAATTTATAATATTTACCAGTTAAAATTAAAACCTGATATTCTTTAAAGTTAGGTAGCTTCATAAACTGTGTAACCATGACACCAAATACTTTATTCTCTAACCCATCATCCGATCCATAAATAATAAACAATTGATTAGTATCTTTTTTACAATTGGCTTTAATATGAGAAGATTCTGCCCAGCTTCCACCATATTTTAAAGCTTCTTTAATTTGAAATTCAACTAAAGCCCACATATTATCTACGTCCTTGGGTGCAATAGCTAATACTTCAATTTCTTTTTTAATGTTCTGTTTTTTTGCTTGCATGTAATAAATCAAATATCCTTTTAAATTTTTTCTGTTGATCGTAAAAGAAAGTTGCACCTTTCTTTCTCATTTCTTTTCTATCAGATATAGAAGCTCCTTCTAAAATACCGGCTCCTAATATAGCATCTGCTCGGGATACAAATTCACCATCTGCTAATTGAGCTAGGATAGTATCTTCGTCTTTATCTCCTTGGGGATCCTCTAAATAGCCTCCAGCTCTTATATAATTGTGCGTATCTTTTTCATCGTGGGTAGTTTTAGAAGGAAGATAACTTACTCCTCCTTGATTAAATTTTTGAACACTCGCTAATCCCCCGGTATTATAATTATACACATTTTGGTTTGAATATAAGGAAGGTACTGCGCTCCAGTTACTAGCATAGTCTCCTATTCCTTTATGTGCTTGGGATTGTTTCTCGTATGCTTTTTTATAATCTTCTTCTGTGAAAGGTGGTTTAGGATCATCTTCTTTAAATAATTCTCCTGCTCCAACAGCGGCTGCCATTCCATAACCTAGCTTAGCTCCAGTGCTTTGTTTATTCCACCAAGGTCCAAGTTTTGGTATAAAGCCTCTAATACCCGTTCCTGGTATAGGTGTAGCTCCTTTAGTTTGCATGGTAGCTGTGTTAACTCCTGGTGTTCCCCACAAAGATTTTATTCCACTCAAAGGTGCGCCTTGCCCTATACCCATGCCAGCACCGCCCATTGCTCCAATAGCAGCAGAACCACCTCCTACTAAGAAGGCATCTCTAAATGATCTTCCTGTTGATTTTCCTCTAAGTTTTTGTATGCCGAATGTAGCTAATGCTAATGTTAATGGATCCATAATAATAAATATCTATTGTATTTACCATTTTACCCATAAGTGAGGCACATATCAATATCATGCCACAGTTAGCTCATGTTTTAATTTACCTATATAAGACTTCTCGCCGGTATGGGTAATATATTCATCGACTAAGGCATGTATTTTACCACCTACATCAGTCCATAATTTACAGAAATAGAAGTCTTCTCCTAAATAAGTTTCTTCTTCTTGATTATAATAAGTATCAAAAAAGTTATAAAAATTAGGTCTTCGTACCATCTTACCATCTATAACATGGTCTTGTTTAATGGTAAGTTTAGGGTATTCCTTGACTAACTTCGTAAATACAGAACGTTGTATCATCATACATCCCGCTGGTGCTCTATGTAATTCTATCCAACCATCTTTAATTTTAATATTATCAGGATCTTTAACATGAATGGGAAAGGTTAATCCCATTGTTTCTACATCATCATCCGGACGACGCTTTAGATCCTCTCTAAATTTGTTTTGATTTATAGTTTTCATCGGATAAGCAATACAGCTTATCTCATGATCCGAATGTAATAATCTAAAAATAGATCTAGTACTAAAGGAGATGTCCGAATCAATAAATAAAAAATGAGTGCAAGAAGAATTGAGAAAAGCAGAGACAGCTAGATTACGTCCTTGAGTAACTAAACTACTTTTAAGTATTTGAAAAGTAATATGATAACCATTCAATAGACATTCTTTTTGTAAATCCAAGATGGCTTTACAGTAGTGTAGTTGCACCGTGTCATAACACGGGGTAGCTACCATTAAGCTAATTCTAGATTTCGTTTCTTTTTTTAATGGTTGTTCTTTTTTCACGGTAAGCTCCCAGTAAAAATCGTTTCCAAAACATTCCTATAACATTCCAATCATAGAATTTTTTATAATATGCTTTTTGAAAATCTAATATATCATTAATATCATTCTTAAACATGGAATGAACCCCTCGAATACCTGCCGTAAATCTTTCGCTTAAAGCTTTATAGTCGGAAGTATAAGGAACATAGATAGGAAATTCTCCACATGTTTCAGGAATAGCGCCGAGGTCCGTGGTCAATAAGACTAGACCCGCTGCTAGTGATTCCATAGCAGAAATACAAAACGTTTCTTCCCATATAGAAGGATAAACATTTGCATCATACTCATGAAGTTTGGCTAATAAATCTTTATGCTTACAATAACCCATGTAATTAACATTAGGAAGGGCTTTACATTTGTCGTATAAAGGCTGATAAAGTTTATCATTAGCTTCTTTAAAAGCATCTCCATAAATTTGAGTACTGGAATAAACATCTAAAGTAATATTTTTATCCTCTTTTAATTGTTCCATCGAATTAAGAAGAACTTCTAGTCCTCGCCATGGAGTAGAGAAATAAACTAATTTAATTTTATCCTTCTTTTCCTGCTTTTTCTTGATGACAAGCTCATCATAATCAATACCATTTTTAATAACTAGACAATTAGGAGACTCTAATTTGAACATATATCTAAATTTTTCATAATTCCAATGGGAATTAAATACATACCAATCATATTTTGTGTGGTTTTTAGGATTAGAAAACCAAGGAGCAATGTTAGGTTGATCAAAAGAATTTTTAAGCCATAGAATATTAGATCGAACAGGATGAAGAGGTTCTTTTTCTGGAACCGAAGTGGTAATTTGTACGGAATCCCAATGATTGGAACAATATTTTTTTAGATAATCTAATTGAATTTCGGTTCCACCGTAGGGCTGCATTAATTGGTTTTACCAAATACTTCCAAAGATGCAACTGTTATTTCAATGTCCTGCCTAAAATCATCAGAAGTAGTATCTGTACCAGGATTAGCTACATCAGCATCAAATTCTGCTTTATCAGCGTAAACCTTACCGGTTCTTTTATGCTTTACTATTTCTTTGACCTTTGCAGGTACTTTTATTGGGTCTGCCATTATGCCGTTCCTTGATCTCCTGTTAATAATGCGTAAGAGATCATTCCTTTTATTACACTACCAGTGCCTGCCTGTAATTTCAAGGCATCGCTTTCTTCCAATACTAAGGGCCCTTTAGCTAAATTTTGAGTAGTCATGGTACTTAATTTTATAGTACTAATTGCAGATGTATTACCCACACTTGAATCATACATATGAGCCGTAACAGTTGTAGTGCCAGAACTTACATTTTGAGTTTGAATATTTTGTAAGATGGCTCTTGAGCTTACACTTAAAGTTAGAACTGTAGTTTGAGCTGTGTCTGTTAAACTAAATCGTGCGTTTTTATATTGTATTGCCATTATCTACCTTGTCCTCGATATTTCTTATACGTAGCGCGTTTGTTGAGGCGTTTCTTGTGCTTCTTAATTTTTTTTCTACTTTTTTTAACATAAGTACTAACTCCGTACAAACCTTTTTTCTTAGCCATAAGTTATATTAAACCATTGAAACGCTTGGGAATCATTTTCAATTGTTCTTTGATATGATGTATTAAGCTGTGTTTTAAGTTCTTCCATTTTAAATTTAATTTGTCTTTGATTAGATGGATCATAATCCTCTGTAGGTTCTTGAAACTGTACAGTTACTTTAGCCATTATCTTCTCCCGTCTGGTTGTATATCGGCTCTAAAAGTTCCAAATCTCCAAGTCTCATCCTTACCGTCGTTCTCTACTTTTAAATTAATTAATCTTGCTCTAGCTCTTAAGTCTACTTTAGTAGTAGCAGAAGTAATAGAGACGGGACTTAATCCCGAAGCTGTTTCGCTGTCCGCTGGATAATCTTTAAGATTCATTGAAATTTTAGCGGTGCCAGTTAACGTTTTAAAATCAGGAATAAATCTTCTAATTTTCATTATATATTCTCCATCTCCATCTACATCTAAATCAAAATCGCCTGATTGTATATAGGCTGCAATAGCAGTAGAAGTACCTGTAGCAGTAACTGCATTATTTCCTGTTTCATGTTTATACATTTTTGTTATTCCTTCTGTGTTTCCATAAACTAATGGGGTATCAGAAGTATGAGTAGAAGATAAATATTCTATAGCATACGGTTTAGGTTGCACATCAGAGTCTACCCATCCGGTTCTTGCTAAACTTCCTGTAGTCCATACTCCTCCTGGAACTGAGCCACTTTCAGTAAAATTAAATGAAACATATCTATCTATTACTGAGCTACTTTCAGTAGGGTAAAACCAAGTAATTTCACTAAACAAGTTATTTACACCTGCTGCAACAACTTGACCCGAGGTATAGTTAAGGTCTTGAAAGACATAATCCTCCACATTACAAGTTAAATTTTTAACAGTACCATCAAACATAAAGAAACCACCGGCATCCCCCATCCAAAATACTTTACCATCAGCAAACGCAACTGCATTATGCCCTATGACTCCACAGTTGGTACCTACTTGTCGGACAGAGAAAGTAAAAGGAGGTCCTACGAACTGCATTACATAAGCAGCTTTATCAGTTAAAACAAATACAAAGTCTCGTCCTTGAATAGCTGCTCTTATTTCTGAACCTGAAGATAATCTCATCGTTCCAGCCGTGTTGGTAGATGTAGGAACCCAATCATTTCTATCTTCTTGGTCAGAAAATCTTATAAACATTTTGTCTTGAGTAGTTGCAGTTCCTATGGTTGTTTCAGTTCCAAATAAAATAACATGTCTATCTTTTTCTGATACAATCATAGTTTCTGATGCAGTAGGTGCGTTAGTTACCACCGTGGCTCGTGTAGCAACAGCAGTAGGAACGTCAACATTTTCTGGATCCCATTGAAAAGTTGCTCCTCCTCTAATGGTTGCTAAAAGTAATGCTCCAAAATTATCTAATTGCCATTGTCCGGGTTGTAAAATTACTTGTGTTGATGTTGAAGCATCCCCCCATCCTCCATTACCCCAGGAGCTTGTTCCCCACCCATAGCCATAAGTTTGAGTAGAACTTCCTATTCGATAATAAGGTTTAACCGTCATTGATCCACCAGCGCTTAATCCTGATCCTGTTTCTGTAGAAGGTAGTGTGATAGTAACGGTTGTTCCAGTAGGTGTTGTAAGGACTTCAAATTTTTTATCTTCTAATTCACTTGCAGTAATACTTGTGCCTGATCCAGGCATCGTAACAGAATCAAGCAGAATAACCATACCATCTTCTAAATTATGAGCGCTTCCAAAATTTAAAGTAGCTGTAGCGGAACTTGTAGTTGTATCTATTGTTACGCCTGATTGATCTAAGGATGAATCCAAAGGAGTAATGTCATGAAATTCTCCCTCAAACCATACAGCTAAAATTTTATTAGTACCTACGGCGGTCCATCTATTTCCTTGTGTGTCAAACCAAGAAAAGAGTTTACGACCAGCGCCGGGAAGCGTGTTTGTTTGACTTTCTTCCCATCCCCCTATCTTTTCAGGTAAACCGTATCTGAATCTGGCATAGTCCCCACCTATCCATCCTCCTTCAACTCCAGAAGGGGTTAGTTGTTTATTATAGCCAGGAATGAAATTTACTTTTCTAAGCATATAACCATTATAATATTTAGTTATTGACTTGTATAGATTGCTTAAAGTGCATGGGGGATAGGTGATTGGTGGTGTACCTCCCACACAGAATTAATTTTATGCTATTATTTAGGTAATGTAAAGCCCAGAAGCTGGTAACTTATTACCTAGCATTACAAGGTACTCCGTTTGAATTTACGAATGGTGCTTCTGAGAAACACATGTAGATGTATGTTTTTCCATTT